ATTAAGAACTCAATATAGTTCAGCCGTAATAACTAAAGTAGCGGCAGATTTATGGTATGTGGCGGGAGACGTGGTTTGATTGCGTCATCTTATTGGAATATTTTCATCTGTAGTAGCACAAAGAATCCATTTAACTGGTGGAACACTAACCTCTGACGCAACATACTATTATAGAACATTTACTTCAACTGCAAATTTAACTGTAAGTGCAAGTCTTGCTGTTGAGTATTTAGTAGTTGCAGCTGGAGCAGGTGGAGGAACTGGTGGCGGAGGAGGAGGAGCAGGAGGAGTAACTTCAGGAAGTTCAACTTTATCTTCAGGTACTTATCAAGTGGTAATTTCTGGTGGCGCAACAAATGCTACAAGTGGTGGAAATTCTTCTTTTAATTCTTTAACAGCAACTGGCGGTGGTGTTGGAGCTTCATGGGACGCTAATTCCGCTAATGGAGGCTCAGGAGGTGGAGGCAGAAATTTTTCTCCCCCACCAGCACGTTCTCCAGGAACAGGTTTAGCTGGTCAAGGAAATAATGGCGGAAATTATGGAAGTTTTGGTAGTGGCGGCGGCGGTGGAGCTGGAGCCGCAGGGTCTATTGGTCAAAATACAAATAATCAAGGTGGTGATGGTGGAGTAGGAACAAATTCATTTTCGTCTTGGGCTTCTGCAACTTCAACTGGTCATAGCGGTTATTATGGTGGCGGCGGTGGCGGTGGAACAAATGGATATGTTTATCAATCTAACGGAGGCACTGGCGGTGGAGGATTAGGTAACTATGCTACTTCTTCATTTACAACTGGAACTGGAACAGATGGGTTAGCAAATACTGGCGGTGGAGCTGGCGGTGGAGGCTCAACAAGTAGTATATATGGGTATTTACATTTTGGTGGAGGAAACGGCGGCTCTGGTATAGTTATAGTTAGATATCTAAAGTCTGCAGTAGGAGGATAATGTCTTATCAATTAAAAATATTAAAAGATCACCCTATTGTATATTATCCAATATCAGAAACTTACGGTAGTTTAGTAGGAACGTATCAGGAAGTCCTTGACACATACGATACATATCAAGAATTTGAAGATGATTTTTTAACATATCAATCTGTTTTATCTAACGTAATATATGATCATTCTGGATGTCAAAATGATGGTATATATCAAGGGGAACTAACAGATATCTTTTTGCCTCTAACATCTGGAGGTAGCCATGCTGCTAATATAACAAACATAAATTATATGACAGTTCCAACAACTAAAGATTACTATGGATCTACCGCCTCAGGCGGATTTGGAAATAAATATACATCAGATAATGATTTTACTTTAGAAGCCTGGATATACCCAAATATATCAACAACTAATTTAACTACAATATTTGCAGATTCAACAGAAGAGGTTGGAATATTTTGGCAAAAAGGAAACATTGTATTTAAGCTTGATTCAGAAACATTACATTATACAGTTCCATATTTTAAAAAAGCTTTACATGTTGTCGCGGTATATTCAGTATCCCAAATGATAATTTATGTAGATGGCGTAATAGCAGCTTTTAAAAACCTAACAGATTTTCTTTTTACAAACACATCCCTATCTTTACAAATTGGACCCACCTCTCACTCTACAGATTCATTTATTGTAGATGATCCAGCGGTGTATAGATATGCCTTATCAGCCTCTCAAATATTTAGTCATTATAACGATAATGGGTATTTAAGCCCTATTCAAATTGCTCATCCAGACGGAGGACAAATATTTGAATTTTATGAAAGCAACTTAAGCAAACAATTTAGACAAAATTATCCATACGATAAATCATGGACTTATTTTTTAACAGATGACCTACAGTATAATAATACAGAAAATTCTATCTCAATAAAATATTCAGCATCAGCCGTTGCTAAAACGGTCTACTTAACAGATCTATTTACCATACCACTTGGAATAACTATGGACTCATCAAAAATTGAATGGAACGGTGACAACGGAATAATAGTAGAAACTAGCGTAGACAATTCTACATGGGTTCAATGTGTAAATGGAGAATCAATTCCTCAATATAAATTAGGTAGCTTTGGGGCAACAGGTCTAGTTTATTTAAAGATAACTATGTCTACAACTGACAATAGTAAATATCTACCTAAGCTATATAGTTTAAACCTTTTCTTTTATAACAATCAAATAATGTATGCCCAAAATGGTGGAAGCTATGTTTCAACACTTGAAGGTTTGGCGGGGGTATCTGATCCAGCAATTAGCGTAGGACTAAATAAATACCCTATACTTTCTAGAGACTATAGGAATGGAATTAGAGTTCCCGCAAATTCTGGGTTTTATGTAAATTCAAATATACCAGTAAGTACTATAGAGTTTTTTTATACTCCAGATACCCTCTCAACCAGCGGATTAATTTCCTCTGTTGTAAACGGGGCGTATGCGGCGTCTAATTACTCTTGGAGTTCGGGAACAGTTAGTAAAACTAATATAAACTCAATATATGTAAACGGGGTAAATAAGACCTCAGCAACTAGCGTATCTAATGTTTTTACAGCCGACGATCTCCATCATGTAGTTATAACCTACACAAACCCAATTTATGGAGTAATTAAATTTAACAATGCCGCAGGAGTAGGGGTAAAATGCCTAATTCAGAATATTACCCTGTACGAAAATCAATTTACAGGCACACAGATAACAGATCATTATGATTTATATTTGGGCAAAGTATCGGCTACAGCCCAAGATTCTACCCTCACCTTGACAGAAAATTCAGTTCAGGCTTATAATAATAACTGGCTTGTAATACAAAACGTATAATTTTGTCATACGGGCGGACAAAATCTGGACTTTAACCTAAAAGAATGGTAAAATTAATACCTAATGGATATTAAAAAAATTAATCAATCAGTAGTAGAAGAGACTATTTTAGGGCTTTACGTATGGGAAATTGATGGCAAGTGGGTTGGCGATGATGATGGCAACTATCTTTCTATAACCTCTAAAAAGGGAAATAGAGAAAGAATAGAAATGCTTAGAAAAGCCGTTTCCTATTATGGAGTAAATAAAGGAGAACCTAAGTTCTTAGCAGGCCGTAGAAAAATAGATGACGAAGAATTTCAATATCAGCAACAAAGATTAAACTGGGGGCTAGTTCCAGATCCACTAGACATAGGGGAATATAAAGATCAGATTAGAGCAGCAAAGGGAGCTAGATAAATGGAATTTATAAACGAAGAAGAATCATCAGATCAAATTTTTATATCAAATGATACCGACTGGATTAAGTTTAATAAAAAACCAGTTGTAGAAAATGACCCATTTAAAATAGAAGGCTCAGAATTAAAAAAAGTTAATGGACTAAGTTCATCATTTAAACGTAAAGTTTCAAGAGACTTACAAAAAAGATTTGTCGGTCAAGACGGAGCCGAGACACAACAAAATTTATTAGCGCAAGCCGTTACTGGTTATGCTATGTTCGACCTTATCGAGCCTCCATATAATCTAGAATATCTTTCAAGGATTTATGAAATATCTCCATATAACTATGCAGCAATTAACGCAAAGGTGGCAAACATTGTTGGCCTAGGGTATTCATTTGTTGAAACAAGAAAAGCTAACGAGGCTCTTGATAATATATCAGATGAGAAACAGTTAGATCGTGCTCGTCGCAAATTAAATAAACTTCGACAAGATTTAGACTCTTGGCTAGAAGAAGTAAATGAAGAAGAAACTTTTGTTGAAACACTAATTAAAGCATATGTAGACCTAGAAGCAACGGGTAATGGGTACCTAGAAATAAGCAGAACAACTGCTGGTAATATTGGCTATATCGGTCATATTCCCGCAAAGACAATGAGAGTCCGTAGACTTCGTGATGGCTTTATTCAATTGCTTTACGGAAAAGCAGTATACTTTAGAAATTTTGGAGATCAAGAAACTGAGAATCCAATTGCAGATGGATCAGATAGACCAAACGAAATTATTCATTTAAAGAAATACACTCCAATGAATAACTACTATGGAATCCCTGATATTGTAGCAGCACAAAATGCAATGGCAGGAAATGAATTTGCTGGTAAGTATAATCTTGATTATTTTGAAAACAAAGCAGTTCCAAGATATATCATTACAGTTAAAGGAGCTAAGCTGGCCCCAGAGTCAGAGCGTAAGTTATTAGAATTTTTCCAAGTTGGACTAAAAGGAAAAAATCACAGGTCTCTATATGTTCCTCTTCCAGCCGACAGCCCAGACTCAAAGGTCGAATTTAAGATGGAGCCAATTGAAGCAAATTCTCAAGAGTCCTCATTTAACGTATATCGCAAATCAAATAGAGACGAAATTTTGCTGGCACACAGAGTTCCAATTAGTAAAATAGGATTACCTGAGGGAGTCAATTTATCCTCAGCAAGAGATTCAGATAAAATGTTTAAAGAGCAAGTATGTCGTCCAGCCCAAGATATTTTGGAAAAGAAATTAAATAAAATTATTGAGGAAAAGACAGATGTCCTATTAATTAAATTTAATGAATTAACCCTTACAGACGAAGATACTCAATCTAAAATAGATGAGAGATATCTAAGGATGCAGGTAATTACTCCTAATGAAGTAAGAATTAGAAAAGGCATGGTCCCTATTGAAGGCGGAGACTCAATTGTTCAATTAAAGCCTCAACAGGCTGCCGAACAAACTGCACAGGCAATGAATTCTCGTCAAAGAACTCAGGAGCGGGATGCTAATTCTCCAGATATTTCTGGGGAGGCCAGGAACCCAAAAGGTGAGGGCAGGACAACCGCTTAATTATTAGGCAACTAGTTATTTGCCTTTTGATGTATACAAGTATAAAATTAAGCATATGAATATTGAAAAATCTAATTGGTCTTCTAATGGCGATAATATCATTTTATCTGTTCCATTCACAAAAGTTAATCGTGAAAAGAGAACGGTATCAGGATTTGCAACGCTAGATAATCTAGACCAAACAGGCGATGTTGTAACGGCAGATGCAAGCCTAAAAGCTTTTGAAAATTTCAGAGGCAACCTTAGAGAGATGCATCAACCAGTTGCAGTGGGCAAAGTAGTTTCTTTCAAACCAGAAACATTTTATGACCCAGTTTCAAAAGAATTTTTTAACGGAGTATACGTAGACGCATATATCTCAAAGGGATCTCAGGATACTTGGGAAAAAGTTTTAGACGGAACTCTTGCAGGATTCTCAATCGGCGGAAAGATTATTGAGTCAGATAACGAAGTAAATAAAGCAACAGGTAAGACTGTTAGATTTATTAAAGATTATAGTTTAATGGAATTATCAATTGTAGATTCACCAGCAAATGAGCTTTGTAATATTGTCTCTATTCAAAAAGTAAATGGACAATTAGTATTTAAAGGAATGGCCGCAGAAGTTGTAACTGAAAATATTTTTTATTGTGCAGAAAGTGACTCTGTTTTTATTTCAACAGAGCAAACATATGAATCGCCAGTATCTGGCAAACCAGCAGAATTAATCGGCTGGGTAGAAAGTTCAGATGTTAATAAATCAAAAGAAATAGATAAGATTCTTGCTTCATTTAAGAAGTCAAGATTACCGTTGCCT